TGCTGCAAGGTCTTTCAGGGTTGTTGCTTTGGGTTCGCCTGGATCCGGGCTATCGGCTTCGGCGGTTTGTTCGGGGGCTTCCCCGGTTGGTATTGCTTCGGCGTCTTCGCCATTCTCTACTTTTTCGGGGGCTTCCCCGCTTGCATCCAATGATTCCGGTTCGGTTTCATCGGTTTTAATATCTTGCGCTTCTTGGTCCGCGGGTTTCGGGGGCGGATCACCTATCCCCAGCTTTGCCGCATCACCCAATAGCGCGGTTATATCATTGACCGCTTTTTGATTGCCTTGTTCCATCAAGCAACCTTCACCGGCTCGTACCGCTCGGCTTCGTGTTCAATCCTGGCAACTATCGCTTTATAAGCAGTCAATTCACGCCAAATATCTTCGCGGCCTTCAACCGTGTTTTCATCAAGCCAACGCTCGAAATAGTCCGCTTCAAATTCCGATTTTAGCAACTGGAAAAAGCGGTTGTTCAATAAATCGTTGGCTTCCTTTTTAAGCGGCATTTGCGGCCTCTGCTGATACTTTCCCAGCATCTTCAAATATTCGTTGTTGCTTTTCAAGGTCAAGCGTTGCTTCGCCAACTATCTTGGCCTCGTCAATCTCGGCGCTTAACCGTTCCTTCGCCCATTTGAACATCAATTCAGTGTCATGCTTGTACTTGTCCAATTGCCCGGACATTGCGAAAATCTGTTGTTGCATTTCTATTTGTTGTTGTTGGGCTTGTTGTTGCGCTTGTTGTTGTTGTTGCGCGGCTTCGGCTTTCTGCTTTGCCGCCGCTTGCGCTTCTTCACTGGTTGGATCTATCCAATATTGGTCCGGGTTTTCCAGATTCGCGGCCCGCGCCCAATCCATGATTGCATTGTGTATATTTGACTTCGATACTATCTCGCCCTCTTGCCCTTGCTCTAAAAATCCGATTTGCGTTGTAATCACTTGATTCAACGCGGACAACCGTTGCATTTTCTCGCCCTTGCTCATTCCGGTCATCACATTGACCTTGCGGCGTTCCGGCCATTGGCTAGGATCCGTCTGGACCCATTTGCCATTGACTTTGGCGGTCAGTTCGCCGGGCATATGCGCCCTTAGTGTTTTATGAACCAAAATGAACGTTTCGCGGATCAATGTATTGGCCAGTGTTGCGGTCATCATAGCGGCCAACCCTTCTTTGACTGATATTTGCCGTTCCGCGCCGCCTTGCCCAATGTTACCGCCTGCAAGCTGCAATTCTGCAGAGTTTAGATCGAGTGATGCGCCGCCGCGTTCGGATCTGATCTTATCCATATATTCCAACGCGCCCAGGATCGACGGACCCATATCGGACACGGTTAGGGGAACCACGTTTTGCGGATTCTTTGAGCGGATCCCGCCGCCCGGCCTACTGGTCATCACATCGCTTTCTTGGGTTTCTTTGGGGTTGTAGACCAACCGCGAGTTATTAACAACCCGGGCGTTGTCATGCCATTGGCGCAAGAAGTGGGTTTTAGAATCTTGAATTGTCCGCAGCTTGTCATAGATCGACTGCCCATAAAGCCTATGCGCGACAATGAACGGGGACCCGGTTGCCAGGGGTATCCAGCTTGCCTCCTCCTTCATTAATAACTCGGTGCTTGCCAAGTGGAAATGCCACAAACTACCCGCGCCGTTTTCGTCAACGTCGATCATGGTATGAATATCAAAGGTTTCGATTAAGCGTTGCGAATTATCGGCGGCGTTTAATGTATTGTCCGTGTCCTGGCGTCTTGCGCTTGCGTCCCGCCTTGTTTCCTGATCGTAAGACGGTAGATCCATCACCGCGGCTTTCGGGTAGCCCATTTCTAATAATTCGGTTTGGGTCAATAGCTTGCGTTCCGCTACGAATCGATGTTCGCTTATCAACTGGCGGTCCGACTCCGGCGAAGTCATTATATTTTCAGGGGCGATCGATTGAACCATCAACTCGCGCTTGTGAATAAAGCGGGTGAATCTAACGTCAAACCCGGCCAATTCTTTATCGCGTTCGCTTGCGTCCGTGATCGAATCAATAGTAATGGTTTGCTCTAAATCCGATTCATCGATAATCGCTTGAATCTGAAATTCTTGCAAATCCTGTTCGCTGAATTTCTCGGTTCGTTTGGTTTCATCAACCCATACTTTCAAGAAACCATTTTTCAGCATCAAAGCGTCTTTGACCGCGCTGGTAACTTCCAGATAACCGGCGTTCTGACCGCCGATCATGTACGCGGTAAAATCTGATTCCAATTGCGCGGCTTGTTCGTCATCTTCGCCCGCCGCTTCGAATTGAATCAACGTTTCATTTGTTAGTATTGGATTGATATTCGACATGACCGCTTCCACCATGTCGGAAACGTCACTTGATTGGATATTGGACCGGCCCTCTACCTCATCGCCTCGGGGTTCATTATAAAAGTATTCAAATGCTTTGGTTCGGTTGCCGCTTAACTCGTCACTCTCCCAACCAACGGCGCGGTTTAATTCCTGGCGTAGTATGGTTACAATATCGCTGTCTTTGAGTGCCATTAAATGATGGTCCGGTTTTCCGCCGCGTAATCTTGCGGGGTATCCCAAAGACTAATTTGGGTATCTGGTTCTGTGATCGAATGATAACGGGCGCTGTCCGCAAAATCCGTTGTCCAATCCTTTATTGGCTTCTCGTTGAACGTCCCTAACATTGCGTTGTGATCGGTTCGGTACAGCTTCATTGCTTCGATAAAATCGGAACATTTGGCCGCGTCGATCACCCATCTTGGCATCGCGTCCCGGGTTGCCTGGATTCCGTCTTGGAATGACATTTTGGGGGCAATGTCGAAATATACCCCAAGATCCGATGCCCTGTCAAACCTTGTTTGGCCGGTCCCCATTTCGAACACTCGTATATCATGCGGGGCGATATGCTGACTATAATTGTAATCCTTTGATTGCACTGTTTTTATCATCGTTGACAAGGCGGTATGTTGGAATGAATCGCAATCTATTAACCTCGATTCCAACCCGACTCTCTGCCAATAAAGAATAACGGTTGAATTTTTAACGCCAAGATCCCAACTGGTTTGGACTAGGTGATTCGGATCAAATGGAACGCTTGTTATCCTGGCCGGGTCCGCCGCTTCCAACGCTTGCATTTCGGTTCCAAATATCGCGCCAGTAATCGCCGCCTCGAATGAACACATCATTTCTTGGTCAAACTGGCTTTCTGTCATTTCTGCCTTTGCCGCTATGATCTCATCAAGTGGCAACGCGCCGGTTTCCGTTACCTTGTACATTTTGCGATACCATCCCTTTAAATGGGCCGCCGCTTCCCATTTGTCATAGAAATTATTATGACCCTTTGGCGTTCCGATCATAATCGCGCCGCCCTTCCGATCTGCAAGCGCGGGCCTGAATACCTCACCCCATACCGCCGGATGCATATCTGCAGGCTCATCAAGGATTACAAAGTCAGAGTAAATACCCCGATGCGAATCATAGTTTTCACCGCCTAACAATTGAATTTCTGCACCGTTGGGGAAGATCGCCCGCAACTCTGATTCGTTGAAACTCATGCCAGGAATGCACCGGGTATAATTCTTCAAGTAAAGCCACGCTATGCGCTTGACCTGCCTGTAATTTGGTGCCATGTAATGACCGCGGGGATCCGGGTGCTGACATAACATAATCCGCTTGATTAGTTCGTTGATTGCCAGGACCGTTTTGCCCGCCCGTCGATGAAAGACTAATACATTGAAGCGTTGTAATGCCGCGTGTACTTTTGCCTGGAACCATCGCGGCTGATAGGGTATAACTATCTTTTCAGAATTTGGCATTAGTGATGGTTAATATACCCGGCTCGTCACCCATCACGCCTTCAAATATTCCCCGGGCTAATTGGGAACTTAACACTACCCTTTGATTGTCCAATTCTCCAATATCCATCCCTAACAAGATGCACCCTTCAACGTCCGATCTGAATCCCTTTTCAGCATCCCCGGCATAGTTTCCATTATGCAAATAAATATCGGTTCGCCCTGGTACGTTCTTCACTTCATAGACAAGGCCAAAGCTACTCGATTGAACTTGCTTGACCAAATACGTCCCGGTTGGAATGCACGATATATTGCGTTGGTTGGATTTGTCGGGTAATTCCCCGGTAAACAATACAGTTTGATTGACCAGTACCAATACCCCAAACGTGCCTTCGTCGTCGGATCTGAATCGGACCAACTTCACAAACTTGACTTGATGCCGCGGATTATCTCGCCTCGATTCGACTTGATTACCCTTACCATTTCGTCATCAACGCTGGTGCTTGTCTTGCCCGCTAATTTCTGTAATTCGATCACGATTAAATCGAACGCATTATCAATCAACCAACCGATTATCATCTTCTTCATTGCTCAATCACCTCGACTTGCGATGTTATATCCAACGGTTCCGGGGGCGGTAGGTCAACGGTTTCTTCCCAGGCAAGTATCAACTGCCCGGCCTTTTCCAGTTCAAGTGTTGCAACCGCTTGCTTGGGGTATCGGTAACTAATCAACGTTTGTGCCGCGGCTAATTTTATCTGTTGCTTCCTGGCCTTCAACATTTTAAAGATGACTTCCAACGGATCCGAATATATCTTACAAAGCCGGTCGTACTCCTGTATATATTCTAATGTCTTTATGTTAGCTACGCCGGTCTGCCTTCCCATTTGCTACTAATCCCAATAGTTGTGTACTCTGCAACATAACACCATGCACGATTGATTACTATATAGTTATTAACTATTGATTAGAGTTTTTGATTTAAGATGATGCTATTCGGTTGATTCAGAGCAATAT